GCGCCGGCAAGGGCGCGCAGGCTGCCGCCATGCCGGACCGCCGTCAGATCAAGCAACTTGCGACCAGCGGCGACCTCAACAGCTACGCCAAGGCAACTCCAACGGTGCCGTCACCGGGCATCAAGGCGCCGGTTGGCACCTACGATCTGGAGTGACATGCCGGCCGATCTGAAGAAGTTCAGCGAAATGGCTGGTCGCTGGAAGAATGCCGATCCGCTGCTTTACGCCCAGTTCGTTACGGTTCTGGAGCAATACGTCTTTGACGTTACCTTGGCGGTAACCGAGGCGTCTTCCTCCGAGATTTTGCAGGCGCAGGGCCGCGCCCAACAGGCCCGTAAATTCCTTTTGCTGTTCACCGAGCACCTAGAGCCGAACCGCGCCACGTCGTGAAAACCACGTGCCGCCAGAGGAGCGCCCTATGGCCGAAGCACTAGCACCCATCGATCCAAACGTGACCGTTCCGCCCGGCGTAAAGGCGGCAGCCGAAGCAGCGGACGCAATCCACAAGGCGGTATACCCCACCGAACCGGACCCTGCGGAACAACAGGGTGACCCCCAGCCCGCTGCGGAACCGCAGCAGGAACTCCCGCTGGGTGCGCCTCCGCAGCCCGACCACCAGCCCCGACCAACTGTCCCAGAAAGCGGCGAGCACGGCTCGTGGGAGCACCGCTATCTCGCGATGAAAGGCCGGTTCGACCAGTCACAGCAGACTCTGGGCCAGATGCAGGAGCAGATGTCGGAGCTGGGGGACGAGCTACAGCGCACCCAGCAGGCGCTGCAGATGGCCCGGGCCGGGCTGGTGAGCCAGCCACAACAGCGCCCGCAGCGGGGTGCTCCACGTGAAACACCGAAGGAAATCACCCCGCAGGACGTCGAAACCTACGGGCCGGAACTGATCGATTTTGTCACGCGCGCGGCGCGCGGGGCGGTCGCGCCGGACCTAGATCAGGTCAACCGGCAGGTGCGCAGCACTACACAGGCCGTGCGCCAGACCGCCCAGCAGCGCATGGAAAACGAGCTGGACAGCCGGTTGCCGCAGTGGCGCGACATCAATGTGAGTGCGCGTTTCAAGCAGTGGGTCGGTTTACGAGATGTTTACTCTAATCAGCTAAGACGGAACCTGATAGGCGAGGCCGCCAAAGCAGCAGACGCTCCTCGGGTGGCAGCCTTCTTCCAAGCGTTCCTCAACGAGGAACAAGCCACGGGCCAGATGCCGGCCCCGCAGCAGCCGCCGCCGGAAGCCCCGGCGCCACGCCAAGCTGCGGTCGATCTCGGCAGTCTCGCGGCCCCCGGCAGGGCGAAGCCAGCGTCCGGCAACGGTCTTGCCGTCGCTGCCGACAAGCCAGTCTTCACCCGTGCCCAGATCAGCCACTTCTACTCGAACGCGGGCCGTGCGGCCTACGCCGGGCGAGAGGCAGATCGAAAACGCGACGAGCAGGCACTTTTTGCGGCTCAGACCGAAGGGCGCGTCCGATAACCGGGGGCGGCCTGTAGCCACAGAGGCATGACCGTCCCGCATTACAGGGACGACTGTCATGGCTATTCCGACTGCTGGTTTTCCGCTGGCAACTGCCGGCACGACACCGCCCATCTACCCGACCGGTAGTGCGAGCAACAACCTCCAGACTACGGGGTTCATCCCCGAGATCTGGTCGGGCAAGCTCGTAGAGAAATTCTATGCGTCGACAGTATTGTCGGCGATCAGCAACACCGACTACGAAGGTGAGATCAAGAACCAAGGCGACCGGGTTAAGATCCGCACCAAGCCGACCGTGACCATTCGCGACTACCGCGCAGACGGACTCTTGGGTCTGGACCGCCCGACCGGTGGCTCGGTTGAACTCTACATCGGCATCGGCAAGTATTTCTCGCTTGCGCTCGACGACGTCATGGAGATCCAGAGCGACCTGAACGTCCTGAGCATGTGGTCCGACGACGCGGCCCAGCAGCTCAAGATCGTGGTCGATCAGGACGTGCTCGGCGGCATCGTGAACCAGATGGCTGCAGCCAATCAGGGGATCGCGGCTGGCGTGATCACCGCATCGAACAACCTCGGTGTGCGGACTGCGCCTCTGGCAGTGGTCGGACGCAATGCCGGCGCGGGCCAGATTGAGTTGATCGACGTGCTGCTGCGCATGGGGCAGGTGCTGGACGAGCAGAACATCCCCGAGGTCGGCCGCTGGGTGGTCATGCCGTCGTGGGCTGGCCGCATGATCAAGCAGAGTGAGCTGCGGCAGGCGTACTTGTCGGGTGACTCGGTGTCGATGCTGCGTAATGGCAGGCTGGGGATGGTAGATCGCTTCACCATCTACATCAGCAACCTGCTGCCGAATGCCTCTACAGACTCCACCAACTTCGCGGCAGGTGAGTGGCCGATTTTCGCAGGGCATGCGCACGCCCTGACGTTCGCTTCGCAGATAAGCAAGGTCGAGACGCTGCGTTCCGAGCTGACGTTTGCCCAGATCCTGCGTGGCCTGCAGGTCTACGGCTACCAGATGATCGACGGCAAGGCGATGACGCAGGCGCAGGTTACGCCGGCGGCCTAGTCGACACGGTGTGAATGATACCGTCGCGGTAACTCCGCGACGGCTTCGTTTCAGCTGTTAGCGGTCTCTTAAGCCTATGCCCGGTAGCTTGCTGCCGAGGTGACCCATGCCCCCGCCCAACCTGATGACCGTTGAGCAGATGATCAAGGGCGTCCGCAACCTGCTCTTGGACAAGATCCGCCCGTACCGCTACAGCGACATATCCCTGATTGCCGCCCTGAACATCACGCTGAACGACGCAAGGCGACTTCGCCCGGATCTGTTCATCGACCGCTACGGGATCGAGGTTCCGCAGTACGAAGAAGTCAGCGGCGCGGTGATCCCCATCGAGGCGCAGTTCCGGCTCCCCATCGAGTACGGCATCGCCGGGCACGCCTTGCTCAGGGACGAGGAAGACATTCAGGACTCGCGCGCCAACACGTTCATCCTGAACTACCTGAACATGCTCACCGGGCAGCGCCCGCACATTCCCGTCGAGGGTGGCACGCCCGTGGCAAAGAGCAAGGCGCGCGGCGGCGCTCCGCAACCCGGCAGCGAGGGATAAACCATGGCACTCGACCCGCGCGAGGTGCAGCAGCTGCTGGCGATGGCCCAGATCAAGCTCACCGGTGCCAGCGAGAGCGGCATCAAGGCTGAACTCTATGACGTGCTGAAGGAGTTCTTCGGGGACAGTAGTTGCTGGCAGGAGGACATCCCGTTTTTGCCGGTGACCAACCAGACCGAGTACCTGCTGGCGCCGGCTCAAGATGGTCAGATCATACGGCTGATAGGCGCGTGGGACGACAAGGGTGCACCGCGCACCGATGCGTTCATGATGGACTTCGCCACGCTGCAGTTGACCCATCCGCCGCAAAGTGACGCCACCGAGAACTTCTTCGCGCGCGTGGTCAAGACCGTCACGCTGCCGATCACGCGAGACGCGCTGCCGATTGCGCCGGACTGGACGTTGCGTGTGCACAGTGTCCACGTGCTGGATGGACTGCTTGGGCGGATGATGGGGCAGCAGCAGAAGACCTACTCCAACAGCACGCTCTCGGCCTACCACTTGAGACGGTTTCGCACCGGCATACAGCTGGCGAAGGTGGCAGCCGAGCGTGCCAATCTGCGTGGTGCGCAGGCGTGGTCGTATCCGCGCGGCTGGGGCACCCGTTCGCAGCGCGGCGGGGTGAGCACGGCCTACCCGACGAGGTTTGCCTGATGGGCACATATGACATCGCGCCACCGACCAGTTCGCACGCCAATATCACCGTGGCGAAGAATACCACGTTCTCCGACGCGATCCGGTTCGACGACCCCGACGACACCACGTGGAGCTTCCTCAACAAGTCGTTCCGCATGGGGATAAAGGGCAACTTCGAGCAGGACGCCGAGGTGATCGCGTTCACGTCTGCAGCGGGGCAGATCGTGGTAGCCGATGCCGCCACAAGAGTTCTCTATTTCAACGTGCCGCACACGACACTTGAACTCGTGCTGGTGCCGGGTGTGTACCTTTGCGACCTGATCATGACCGATGATACCACTGGCGTGCGCACGCAGCTGCTGCACGGCGAGTTTCACTTCGCCGAAGCCGTGACCGAGGGCTGACCCATGCCGATTGAGATCCTTGGACCGGCCGAGATATTTGCCCGACCTGTCGTGGTTGTGGGTGGACCGACCGGGCCATATGGGGGACCCCCCGGGATCGCCGGCCCTGCTGGCCCGACCGGGGTCAGTGGTCCGACCGGCATGCGTGGGCAAACTGGCGCGGCCGGTGCGGCATCGAGTGTGGCTGGTCCGGCCGGACCCATTGGGCCGACCGGGTTCACCGGCGCTGCCGGGTACGCGATGACCGGGAACACCGGTCCGGCTGGCGAAACTGGTCCTACCGGGCGCGACGGCGAGACTGGCCCGACCGGCACCATTTCCATGACGTTCACCGGGGCGACCGGTGCCGGGCCCACGGGCTATGTCGCGTTCAACAATGTTCTGCTGGCATGGGGGATAACTTCGGCATTCCCACCGGGCGGCGGCGTCGGTTTCCCGATTGCCTACTCAACCGCGCCGGTGGTGACGCTCGGTGTGAGCGGCCCGACCGGGACGTTCCCGCTGGTGATCTCGCGCTCGACTATCGGTTTCAATCTCAGCGTCAACACCGGGCCGGTCGACGTCATGTGGATGGCGGCCGGGACCAAGTAACAGGGTGCACGGGTGACTACGGTGTTTGAAGTTGCCAGCGCGAACGGAGACCTCGGCGTGGTCCGCATGACCATGAGCAACATCGAGCGGTACCGTGCCGACTTTACCTACTTCCTTGAGCGTGGCGTGCAGCTGACCGGCGTCACCATGGAGAAAATCGTCATCGACGACGATGCGGTGATCAACAACATCCAGTTGTCGAACGACTATCGCTCGGTGATCTGGCATGTCGAGTCCACCGACGACCCCGCCCGGTTCGACGTGAGTTTTGCTGTCACCACCAACGACGGCCAGACGCTGAATTACACCGTCCACTACGTTGTAGGGGCGCGTGATGATTGAGATCGAAGTCGTATCGACCGCTTCCTATCTGGGCGAGCAGCATCTCGCTGCCGGCGACACCGAGCGGTTTCTGGTGTCGTTCGACAGCCTGCTGGAAAAGGGGGTCAAGCTCACCGAGGCGCGCGCCAGCGTCACCAGCAACGTCAGCACGGTACTGGACCCGTGCGAGCTGGTGAACGATCAGACCGGCTGTTACCTGATGGTGACGTCGGGGTCGCTGGGCGAGACTTTTACGTTAGCGTTATTGGTGCTGACCAACGACGGCCAGCGCTGGAACTACACCATTGTTTTCAAGACCGACTACCCGGTGATCATCACCGAGCCCTCGACCAATCCATTGGTCATAGGTCCTACAGGACCGACTGGCTACACCGGTCCGGAAGGTCATGCCTCCACCACCGGGGCGACCGGCAACACCGGCCCGACCGGGGCAACCGGCATGCAGGGGCTTGCCGGCCCGACCGGTCATACCGGCGACACCGGCCCGACCGGGGCTATCGGCTCGCCCGGGTTGACCGGGGACACCGGCCCGTCCGGACCGACCGGCTTTGCCGCCACGGGACCGACTGGCGCGCAGGGGTTGACAGGGCCGACCGGGTCCACCGGAGCGCAGGGTGCGGCCGGTCTGGCTGCTGGCACGGGCGCGACGGGATCTACCGGACCGACCGGGCAAGTGGGTCCGCAGGGTCCCGGCGGCACGCCCGGTGCGGCTGCCGCCACGGGCGCGCAAGGTCCTCCGGGGGTCACCGGGCCGCAGGGTATCCCCGGTGCTACCGGCCCAACCGGACGAACGGGACCACAGGGATTTACTGGTGTCACCGGCAATACCGGACCGACCGGGTTTGGCGCCACCGGACCGACCGGGCGTACCGGGCCGGCTGGGCCCAGCGGGGTCACTGGTCCGGCCGGTATTGCGTCTGCGACCGGGGCAACCGGACGCACCGGGCCGACCGGGGCAACCGGCCCGACCGGGCGTATTGGCCCGACCGGACAGGACGGCAGCAACACCCGCACAGGTGCCACGGGTCCAACCGGGTTACCGTCGACGGTAACCGGGCCGACCGGGCGCACCGGGCCGGCTGGGGTGGCGGGTGCCACCGGGCCGACCGGGGTGGCGGGTGCGGCAGCGAGCACCGGCGCCACCGGACCGACCGGCGCGGGTGTTCTTGGCACGACTGGCAATACCGGTCCGACCGGCTCCACGGGCCGCACCGGTCCGTCCGGACCGACCGGCCCCGGCGCTACCGGACCGACCGGTGCCGTCGGTGCGGGGTTTACCGGCTCCACGCTGATTATTGCCTGCTCGGACGAGGTCTCGGCACTGACTGCCGGCACCGGAAAAGTAAAATTCCGCATGCCGAACGCCATGGTGCTGACCGCCGTGCGCGGTTCGCTCTCGGTGGCGCAGGCGTCGGGAAGTATCCTCACCGTGGACGTCAACGAGAGCGGT